ACCACGGCTTGTCTGCGCCTCTGCAATGGCAGCGTTGGCGGCTTCTGCTTGCTCTGGAGTGACTACGAATCCGATCATGGTAAGGTAAGTCCGGTGCAGGTTTCCCAAAGTGTTTTCAATCCGTCTGTGAACGCCTCTGCATCAGCCTGAGCCATGCCATCAGTCATTCCCGCTGCCCCGAGCTGTGCAGTGTTTGGTGCATAGTTTGCAATAGCCCCGTTGCTATTACCCGCTAACCAACACATTGGAATTGTTGAGTTGATTGCGGAACTGAGTGATAATTGAGAATTGCTCAATAATGAAGAGGCTCTTAGTAAGACAAACCTACTGAGTGATGTATTGCGACCAAGGAATTGAACGCCTCGTTGATCTCCTGCACTGAGGTCAGTAAGAAACAAGGAGTTGTTCATTCCGCTAGACGCGAAACGCGCCGTATTATGACTGCCTGCCAAGAATAAGCGTGTAAGATTGCTTAATGATTGTGCGCCAAAATATCTTTGGGTGTTTATTAAATTTAACGCGCTTGCTCCTGTTGTAAGCGCAAAAACTCCTGTCCCGTCTAACGTGCATCCTGCACCCCCAGGACTAACGTCTGAAAGAAAATGCCCAGTCGTTCCATCTGTGGTCACATAGCCAGCCGTATGCGTCATTCCACCGACGAACGTGCCGCTAGTTAGTCCAACCATGTCAATAGCGTTTGGAGCCGCTGCTGCCCAAATCGGTAGATACATACGCTTCAGCGAGGAATACCAGCCATCGGCTTTCCCTGTCTTTACGAAGGTATTGATAGCCGACTTCTGCCCTCCGCTAACCGCGCCACCAGCAGCGACAACTGCATCAATGTATCCTTTAGCATCTGGATCAAGACCACCGACGAAGCCCCCGCCAAGCATATTTCCAAGTGAGTAGTTCATTAGTAGCGCATCTGCATGTTAGCGTTTGTGAATATCCTGTTAGCGACAAGCTGTAAGGTGTGTTGCTCGTCAATGCGAATCATCTCCTCTTGAAGCAGCATATCAGCTTCTTGGTCTGCCAACGCAGCTTTCTCTTGTTGTCCTTCCGCACGAAGATAATCAGCATAAGTGCCATGCGCCATGTATTGATACCACTCAGCAGGGATGGAGGTGGATTCCCCAAGCCCGTCACCGTAAGTATCGGTAAGTTGCGCCTTGTAGGTAACAAACGCCGAAGTAGGTGCGGTATTTCCAGCAACCAACTTAGCCCCATCTGCCGTCACCATAATGTCATACTCCTGAACGGAAGTAGAGACATACGGAGCTTGCACATGGATACGCAAGTAAGTGTCAATCGGACTCTTCCCCGACTCAGTGTAGGGAACTACATCGCTAGTTACAGCGCGTTCCTCACCGATCTTTAGGAAACGAGGCCAGTAATTCGTGGAACGATAAGCCCTCAAAGCCCTGCGGTTAATCAGAGCTTTAATCCTCCCAAGCTCCAGCGTAGCAAAGACAACCCCGCTTAGTGACTGGATCAAAGAAAGCAGTTCAGCGTAGGTTCTTGTTTGCATTAGATATTCCCAGCTTTAAGGTGTGATTGTGATTTGAAAAAGTCACGGACAAAGGTGCGGTCATCCCAGCACTCACTTCCGTATTTGTTTGCGAGTAGTAGATACTCACGTTGCGGAATAGAACCAACGGGTTTCCCCGCAATGGATTTCACTTCACGCATTTTTCTTGCTTCAGCAGCGGCTTCAATCTCCCTGCGTTTCTCCAAGCTCTCTATGAACTTGCGTCCAGAGCATAACTCACGGATAAGGGCAGCATTGATCTCTTCTTCTGCAATCATAAAGAAAGAAAGGGGAGGGAGATTTTACCTCCCTCCCCAGTTTGGGTTTAGGCGTTGGACGCAAGGAGTCCAAGATCAAGGATCTTAACTCCGATATACCACTCACCACCAGTTACAGTTCCGGTGAAGATAGGTTCGATAAGAACAGGCACAGCGGATGCCGTGTTGTTGATGTAATAACCAGCAGCGGTATTGACAAGAACGTCTCCAGTGTTGAAGGCAGCTTTGGTCAAACCATCGAGGTCAAGCGCGTCGATGAAATCATCGGGGTCTGCACCAGTGACACCAACGTCAAGGGTGAGGTTAGTCGATGTTCCAGCGAAGTCCGTCAACTCAAACACGCCGCAGGCAGTCACCACGCCACCAGGAGGGACGAGGGCGATTGTACGCTGTCCACCAGTGCCAATAGCAGTGATGTCAGCAGCGGTTAGCTTGTGGATGTCGGTAAACCCGTTAAACGATTCTTGAATAGTAGTTTTCATATTTGTTTCTTAGTTTAGGTTAGTATGCGATTTTACCGTGGGCTTGGGGATGCTTACAGACAAGCGTTCCAACAACGTCAATGAAGCCGCGCTCGCCGCCACCTTGGTTCTCAAGGCGAGTAGCACCCATAGGAATCAGGGTGTTGAAGCCCAGATACTTAGGATTGATGACGTAGCCTACGTTGGTGCTAGCAGTTGGCATACAGCTTGGGTTGCCGTTCACTATCTTCACCAGACCGAAGTCGGAGTCATACAAGTTTACCGACAAGGTGATTTGCTTGCTCGTAGCGTCTTGGTTGACGTGGTAGGTAACACCAGCGGATGAAGGAGTTGCACGGGTGAAGTTGCTGATAAGCTGGCGAAGTGCCACGTTAGCAACAAGGGTCAGGCTGTTCATCTCACCGTTACGGGCGAAGATGCTGCCAATCATCGTGTTGAACGAGGACTCACTAAGCGTCGAAGCAATGATCGAACCAGAAGGAGTGCGGTATGCAGCGGGGACTGGGTTGGTTGCTTGGGCGGTGGACTGAATCCACTTGCCAAGACCGCGCATTCCGTAAGGAGTGCCAGCACCGTTCTCAACCGTCATCTCGTTATCGGAGGCGATGGTTGCTTCGATGTCGCGCTTGATTTCACGCATGGACTTCGCTTCCGCTTGTGCCACGTTAGCTGGTCCGACACTGGTGACGGCTTGCTGAAGGTTGGACACAATGTAGTCACGGCGCATGAGTTGGATGTAGTTTCCAAGACGGGCGCGATCCGCGAACTTGTCGGAGAACGAGGTAACGTCGGAACCTTCGCTGATACCCGTGGTTGCGGGGGATGCGAGGCTGTCAACAGTCCACTCGGTGTAGGTGGCAGATGCTTTACCCTTACCGCAGAGGGAAAGGATAGGAGTATCTTCTGGCGCAAGGATGGAAAGCTCGATGCTTAGATCCTCACGGTTGGAGACGGCGGAACCCTGACCGGACTTGGCGGCGGGGGCTGATGGCTGATATGTATTTGAGATAGGCATTTTCTTAGTTGGTTGAATTTACTTGTATTTAGCGATTCTAGCAGCAACCCATTCTTCCGGACTCCCACTCTTTTCAAAGCGGCTGTATGCGTCCGTCACCTTTGCCTTGGGGGATGTCGAGGACTTCGCAGCACCCGCTCCAAATGGGGACGGAGATGGACTGACTTTCAGTTTAGTCCCCACCGCAGGTTGCTTCTTGATTCTCGTTCCTCCATGGATGGAGTTGGCAGCATGAGCCAGGATGTATTCGATTTGGTAGCCAATTTCAGGAACTTGTTTGCGTAGCTTTTCGATAAGCGGGTCAGACATTAAATCCTTGAATTGTTTTCCGACAGTTGTGGTTTCATCCTTGATGTCGGGAACTTCTTCTTCTGCCGCAGCGATGTATTGACCTTTTAGCTGTTCCATCTGGGCGATCTGCTGAAGATGCGCCTGTTGAGCGGGAATGTATTTGGTCAACGCCTCACGTGCGTTTCGGTTAGCTTTACGAATCTGCTGCTTGGTGAACTCGCGGTCTCCAACTAGGATTATGTCTTCAGCACGATAATCTTCGTATTCCTCCAATAGTTCATCTGTTGAATCGAGGGTTTTCTCAAGCTCCTTGTATTTCGCCTTTAGGTCATCGAATGACTGTATTTCGCGGAATGGGTTTTGTTCTTGAGGGACTTCCTTGATTTCCGGCTGAGACTGAATCTTTTCCTCCAGGGCTTTCTTCTGAGCGGTTAGCTCGCCAATCCGTTGAAGGAGTCGGCTCTTACCCTTTTTGGCTAAAGATTGAATCTGCTCCGTGGTCAACGACAGTAGATCAATTTCGCTTTCCTCTTCCTCCTCTTCGGGTTCTTCCTCTGTTTCGGTTTCCTCTTCTTCGGTGGGAATCTCTTCCTCCTCGGTTTCGGTTACTTCTTCTTCGGGTTGCTCCTCGGATTCAGGTTCTGGATTTTGTCTTGCCGTTCTCTGAGCTACAAGCTCTTCAAATGACAGGTTAGACACTGATTCGATAGCTTCAGCGGTAGCTTCTGGATTGCTCATATTGGAAACGCCATTTACGCTCGGCGGTGCGATTTGCAGCACACTAACGCAAATTTGTTACAGTTGTCAATAGTGATGTTAAGGGGATAAAAATTCATTGAAACTTTTTCTTGCGTTGTCAGAAAAACCTGCGTAGATTTCTGCCGACGAGAGGTAGGACTCATCGTTAAAGTTTTCCACGCCGCCGCTTAATCGCATGGCTTAAAGGACTAGCACGGGTTTTCCTACCTCCTCGTGCTAGTCCTTTTCATTTAGGCTAGTTTCTCTTGGAACAAGTCAGCCAGGAGAACGGGCAAAGGGGTCGCAAGACTTCATCACCATTAGGCTCGCGGCTAGCTCTGACTCCGATCTGTCACCTAGCATCCGTAACGGCTACAATCCGAAGCGGGGGGAAGAGCGTAAAACCGAATCAGGTCTCTGGAAGCAGGGGTTCTGCATGGTGAACCAAGGAACATAGGAATGCGGCAACGCAGCCCTAAGAGATCGGTTTGGCTTTATCCTCTCGGGGAGAATCTTTTTGAGCGAAGCGAACTGATTCTTCTTGATTTGACTGAGAGAAAAGGGAAACTAACCCCGCAACACAAAAACATGAACGATAAATTCCAATTAGGACACGCAGGATGGAGTCCAGATTACGACTCTAATAAACCTCGCAAGCCTAATAACCTGAAACGAACCGAAAATATGCCGAAAGAATTTAACTGCCCGAACTCCGGATACGACTGCGGATACCCTGCATGCGCTCATGCTGGCCAGTGCCGAAAACACCCGATAGCCGTTCAAACCTACACGATTAAGGAGATCGCTGACTACATCGCAGGGTGGTCGATGGCTCCTTATAATGAGGTGGAGAAGATCGGGGCTGCTACGCTCGCCAACGCTCTATCCCAACTTGAAGACGACCAAGACGGCATTGAAGCTGTCCGTCAGAGGAAAATTTATAGCAAGAACGCAATAGGTGAGGCACGGGCGGACAACGCCGCTCCGCCTCACCAGAAAGGAAACTAACCACATGGAAACTTCGACACACGCCGCCCCGCCCGTTGATCTCGACCGACTTGTTCGGCTTTGGGAGTTGCTTCGCTACAATCGCTACACCCTATTCGCCGGAATCGTCTGGCGACCAGTTACCGGAGATGAAGGCGACGCATGGCTCCAATCATGGCGGAAATATCGAATGTCATGGCAAACCGCGTGGGACGTGGCTTGCGTGATTTATCCTCTCCCGAACAGCCAAGATCACTGACGCGCAGCGTTCAGTGTATCGACATGTTCAAACAGAAGAACCGTAGAGGATTAACCCCTACGGCTCTCTGAACACACAAACACGCCGAAAACGAAACGGCGAAGCAATAAAAGCAGAGAGTGTTGAAATGTCAACCTTCTTTTTTCAACAAAGAGAGAAGCTCATCCAAGGTTGAAACGCTGCCTACAATCTTCATTACCTCGTTGGTATCTACACACTGGCGAAGGTCGGCAAAGAATCTCTCGCGCTCGTCTTGGATGAACTGGATGATTGCTTTGAACTCGTCACAATCGGATAGAGCGTTAACGGCTTGCTGGATGGTTGGCTTAGGTAGCGGGGTCATTTGAGTCGTCCTTTAGGCTTGTTTTTTGCTGTGCGAGGAAACCCGCGATTCTTGCTTACGGAGGTAGAGGCGAGGTTGCTAGCGCGGTTGTCTTTCGGGTTGTTGTTCTTGTGGTGAACATCCTTGCCGTCTCCGTTGGATGCGATACCCAGCTTCACAGCCTTGGCACGTCCAGCGTTACGACCAGCCCTGCGAGCGATCTGCTTGGGCTTCCCGTGATATTCCTGATACTCTTTTTTGTAGTCTCTCATCACTTCATTGATTTGCTCCCCTTGCACTTCCATTTGCGGCGGGAAAGTCGGTTCGGTGAATTGGGGTCAGACTTCCAATCACCTTTGATCTTGGCGGAACGGGCGCAGTACGAATCCCCACGTGCCGTGCCTGGGGAAATGGTAGCCCCCTTTTGCCCGAACTTCACGGTTCTTTTGCGTCCCGTGGCGGGATTGGTGACTATTTTTGTAAATCTCTTTTCCATTATGGTTCAATCAGATATTCGCAGAAAAAAGCAAGTATGGCAGGGGGAATAATCAGCGAGTATTGTTCTGGACGAGGGGCGGTTCTGCGTAGGCAGGTCTCGCAACCTTCACGCCAGCCGGAATCCGCGCCGTCCTCAACCCATTCGCCATCACATCGGGCTACGTCACTGTTGAGCCTGTTCACTTTTTCTTAGCGGTTTTAGCTGAGTCGCGGAAGTCTTTCGCAGTAGGTGCTTTCTTGCTGCCAACCTTGTTCATCTTCTCTCCGCTTCCGGCTGCGATGCGTTTGCGTTTAGCTGCGATGTTTGAATAGAGTCCTTGTTTCATATTGTTATTGTTCCATTCCTTGAGTTGTTACCCCACCCATCTCGGCGGGTGCTGTTCCGATACGTCCAATCTCGGCGTTCTGAGCCTGTTGTAGCTGGAATTGATACTGCCCTGCATACTTCTGCAAGCGAGCAGCGAAAGCCTCGTCAGACTGCGCCCTAGCCGCAACATCGGGTTGTTGAACGTATGCCTGAACCATCTGCATTGCAATCTGTGCGCCGTTCGGTTGCGCGGGGACTTCAATCCCAGCGAATATCTTAGCAAGGTCATCAGTGACGTTCTTCGCCACCTTCTGCTGCGACTCTTCAACTGGCTGCAATACATAGTCGGCAAAGATAGGATTGATGGAAGAAGCAGCAAACTCAAGCAGCTTGTTTACATCCATGATGCCGTTACGATCCAACTGAACCAACTGAACCATGTTCTTCAACTGAGTCTCGGCTGTATCTGGGTCACTAGACAAGGAATCAAACGAAACCATAATGGAGAAATCCTCATCGGGACTACCCTTAGTCATCACTTGTGGGTTAGGATTCCCCGTTACTTGGAAGAAAACCTCATCTGGTCCCATTCGCTGATACAGCTTCCAAGCCATCGTAAGAACGTCCTTAACATGGTCTAGGAACTTGCCTATGTAGTATTGCTGCCGCGCCGCCGAAAGGGGATTTTCAAGATCAAGACCAATAGCACGATCAGCTTGACTACGCATCGAAAGCTCACTTTCAACAGAGCCATTATCTTGCGGAGGAATCGGACCGAAAGCAATTTCACCCAAACGCCGATACGGGACTCTGCGACCTGGACCCCAATCAGAAGGAGGACGTCCAGCAGGATGCATAAGAGGAGGTAGAGTTGCGAGAGACGCACGATCAATGCGGCTGTCACGTTCGGTCTTAATTTGCATCTGAGGACCACGGAGAATATCTGAAAAAGTTTGAACCTCATACATTCGTTTCTGGTCGTTGGCTAGGCGGGTGACTACGAAAGGGTAATCGTCGTATCCGTTAAGTAGCTCATGCTTGGCAAAGCCTTCTGTCTGGGGATGGAACACGGTGCAGTAAATACCCTCGGAACCGTCCTCTTCGTCAATCAAACGCTGATACGCATAGACAACCATCACAAGGTCATTGTCGTCTGTGATTGGAAGGCGTGTTTGGGTCTTAACCTTCTCGCCATCGAGATACATAGAGTCTTTCCCGCGAAGGGTTTCAATGGCATTGTCCACCCATTCACGATCCCAGCCCTCGTTCGTTACCTTTTTCTCAAGCTCTTGAGCTGTGAGGAAGGTGCGCCAGAACATATACGGAGCGCGTTGCGGATCGGAAATGTAAGACGGGAACATCACTTCACCATCGGGAGCGCAAGCATAGACAACCGGACAGTCAACCGTTTGACGAGGAAGTGGGATTTCCGCCGCGCCCATCTTGCGAAGGTCTTTGATTGCTTTCTTCGCTCTTTTAGTGGAAAGGTCAGGGAAGGATTGCTGAATCAAATCAAGCAGCACCTCATCATCTTGTCCACTAAGTATCAACTCAACAAGGTCAGGGGATGCTTCTTGAATCTGCTCTAGGCTGATGCTCTGGAGGTAAGAACGCTTCTCACGATTCCAACCAACGTAGGAAACCATAATCCCCTTCTCCATCAGGTAGTTCCCACCAAGCTCCATCTGACGTTTGAAGTCGGGAATGTAGGTGGAACGCATCCATTTCAGGAAGCCAGAAACAACCGCCGCCTTGGGCATTGCCGCCATCGAAGTTGGAAACGCTTTAATGTGGGAACGCTGGAGAGCCTGGTCAAACAGCGCAACATACATATCAATGCGCTCGCCAACCACGTTCACCTCTTGGTCAGAAGCACCTTGCCACGGGAAAGCGTTCGCCCCGTTTTTGCGTAGGTCGTCTGACTTCCCATCCCAGATATTCCGTCGATCATTGTAAGACCGCAAACAGGACTCAAAGTAGTAATCCAGATCAATCAAACAGGTGTCGTAAGCATTAGCCAACGCCATAATATCTGGCTCCTTGTCCACGTAAACAAGGGACTCATCTTCTATTTCTTGCAATGGATTCATGGTATGTATTGGTAGTAGTCCCCAAGGTCGGAATCGACAAGGATAACACTAACTTCCTTCCCAATCAAGCGTTTTGACATTTGAGCGGGAACTTTGACGTTTACTCCAAAACCGTCGATCCTGCCGCGCATCCATGTCGGGTTGTTGCAAGCTCCTAAAATCACCGCTTTTAAGGGCGTTTCCGGCAATTCTACAACAGGCTCCACAACCTTTGCGGGTCGTCCTCTTTTCTTCGGTTCTTTCTTCGCGCTCATGTTAATAGCCTCCACCTCCCTGAGTTGTAACCAAACTGACGGAATTGTCAACGTGATCTATTCCAGAAATTGCTGCGTAACGCAAAACGTCAATAACGTCCTTCCATGCCTCTTTTAATCCGCCGTCTCCGGTGTATTCTGACAACCCTTGGATGATGTTCTCGCAGTCGGAACTAATGTAGAAATGCGGGCGGTTGACAGAATCCAACGGCTTAGAAGTATCCCATGCCATTTTTCCGATCAATGCTTGCAGTCCGTCGTCAATATCCAATCCAGGAGCAGGGATGCAAACCATCCCAGATTCGTTCAAATCCTCAATAATGGAGGACGAACCGTCTTGAACCTGATACTTCGCGGCTCCTAGTCTAGGGTCGATTATTCGTTCAAAAATCTCTTCATCTTCCTCTACGTTCTCAATAAGCTCAATGTAGTCACGGATACCGTAGCCTTGCCCTTTTGCGCCCTCTCCAGGCATCCACTTGCCGTTCCGCCATTCCGCCCAGTCGCCTACGTCAACTCCAGGCCATTCGCGGTAAACCCAAAATGTTCCCGTTTCGTCCACGGCAATCCAGCACATGAACCAGTTCTTTGATCCAGCGGGGTCGATGATATGATACCTTGTGATGTTGGTCTTCGGTATCTTGTCCGGCTCCACCACGTTAACCACCTTGTTGAACTTGGGAAACTTGGTGGCGGCTGCTTTAGTTGGTATGCCGTAAGCCCTAATTAAGATTTCCTCTCTCGGTTTACCGATCAATGTTTGCTTTATTCGGTCGTAACCACCAAAAGGGTTATCTTGAGAGTGGAAATAATGGACAGTTCCCTTGATGTTTTTACACTCAAGAATTGTCGGCACGATCTCATTATCCAGAAGTTCAGCCTCTCGACTCTCAATAATCTTAGCTCCGTCAAGATACTGCTTTATCAATTCAGTGTATCCAAAAATAGGAGTGAACGTAAGCATCATCTTACTGTTTCTGGTCGCTAATCGGAATCTTAACGTGTCGATTATCTCTGGACCACCAAGCATCTCATCACACCATGCGCCAATGTTTAGCCAAGTTGCTTCTTTTGATCCAAGCTCTGCGCCCTCAAGAATCGTTTGATTGTTTGCAAACGCTGCGTAGGTCTTAAAAGAAATACGGGAGCCATTTGGAAGAATCAATGAGTTGTCAGTCCAGCCATTTTTCCTTGAGTAAGACAGATAGGTGTTCTGGCTTGTCTGCTTGCTCTTAAATTCGGCTGGCATCCAGTCATACACGGCAGCTTGTTGTTGACGAATAGAAACCTCGGCGTTTTGAGCGAAACAAAAAATGTCAGAATTGGGGTTTTCAATAGCCGCTTTAACCACAAAGTAAGCACCGACCTGCGTTTTCGACGACCGATTTCCTCCGCTGATTAAGACTTCGTTTCTGGTTGATAAGTATTCTTCAACCTTCCTCCAGTTTTCAAACTTCCATCCATATCTAAACGGGTCTCTTGCCGCATTACGAATAGCCTCCTCACGAATTTGATGAAACTCCATCAATTCCTCAGCACTCATCTGAGTGATTTCTTCATCCGTAGGAACGGGAAGAACTGGATGATCCGTCCACTTTAGCATTTTGCAAACTCTCCCCTGATTTCTTGCGCTTTAAGCATGTAAGCGTTTGCCGCTGCTTCTCTTGTTTTGAATCTTCCGATGTTAACGCTCTTTCTGTTTACCATCATCTGCGCCCTCCATCTATTTGTTGTCTTGCAGAAAACCACTCCCTTCATTCCAGAGGTGTTGTTTTTATTGCAACCACGGTTGAACATATTTTCTGAACGGCTTGCGACTCTTAGATTTACAATTCTATTGTCTGACTTGTCTTCGTTTATGTGGTCAATATCTCCAATAGGCCATGAGCCATTGCAAAACGCCCAAGCTAATCGGTGCGCGTAATACTGCTTGCCAGAAATCCATATTGAAACATATCCACGCCAATTTGCGTTTCCTGCAACATCACCAGCATTGCTAGTTTTTGTTTTTACCTTCCAGACAAAAATGCCCGTTTCTGAATTGTAATCCAAATAATCGGATATGTTCTTGACATCAATCAATTCTTCTGACTTATTTTTCTCAGCACTTTTCATAGTAGTTTATGTTTTGTGTTAAAGCGTCTTCTGGATCGCACATCCGGTTGACGCTTGTTTTTTATCAAAGATCATTGGGTTCGTCAATGATTTCAGCATCAATCGCGCTTTCTCTGATTTTATTTGCAATCCTAGTTCGCGCTTCTGAAATCATTTTTGCAGCGTCATCAATGCTCGCCCCCTTGCGATGCTCCACAACGGTAGTCGCCATGCCGGTAAGTTGTGCCGCTTTATCTGTCAAAATGCCAACCGTGATTGCCAGCTTCTCAGGGGAAATCTTGGCAAGGCTGTCGGGGTCGTCAAATAGCTGTGTAGCGCGTTCAAACAACAAATCGGTGTATTCCTGCGCGGCGATGGCGTAACGCATGGAGAACTCCTTACGCTTCGTCTCTAGGGTATCGTTGTGCCGCCACTCCAGCCCACGGATTACGTCCCGCCCCATTCCCGTTTTCTTGGAAATCTCGCTTATCCTTGCGCCCTGAGATAAAAGGAACAACGCCAACGCTGCCTTGTGGGGAGCGTAATGCTCGACGTTATTGCGGGAAAGAGACTTGGCACGTTCGCGCACCTCAAGGAACCACTCGCTCTTGTCAGGGCGGTCGTCGTAGTAGTTCTCTTTGAACTTCTCTAGTTTTTCGTCACTCATTTCGTTGCGCCTTCTGCCTGATGCTTATGTTCAATACATCAGTCTCGGTCAATATCTTTTTCTTAACAAGCCTTCTGATTGCGGCTTGTGGATCGCGGCTTGATTGGATTTCTGGGAAAAGCCTTGCAACCTTCTCATCGGTTGGCAACCCAGCAAGCAATGCTTCCTTTGGAGAAAGAACAATTCCTTGGTTTCGCATCCTGTCTTTGTATGCTCCCAGAATCCTCTCACCAACAATCGGGTCTTTCTTTATGAAGTCCCGAATGTTTTGACGGGTTTCCGCATCATTCTTTCCAGTTATCTCATCCAGCATTTCGGATGTTGTCTTTTGCCTTGTCGGGTCGAATGGAATAAGTTTTCCTTCTATTAGATTGAGCGCATCTAAACTTGAGAAACCAACGTCCCTAAGCATCGGAATAATTGTTTCATCAGTCTCACCAAGTGTTCGGAGATTTTTCACATGGTCTAACATCTTCTGCATATTGCCAGCGTAGTTGCTTTGTGATTTTGCAATTAGGCTTTGATATTCTTCTGGCGTAACCCTGCCTGCTTGCAATGCGTATTGGTTTCCAGACATAGTTGACTTAATACCTGCAATAGCCTCGTAAATACCATCCGCCTTAAACTTAAATCCATCTGGTATTTTTCTGACTTCCTCGCGTATTCCAAGTTGCCTTGTGACTTTTTCTTGGGTGGTTTTATCAGGTCTTTGCAATGCCGTAATCGTGGATGGAATAAATTCTTTAGCGAAATTACCAGCGCGTTCCAATCTGTTTTCAATGTAATCTGGACTTTCTGATATTAGTTTGCCTGTTTCAAAGTCCCTGCCAGAAATCATTGATGTGCCAGCTTGAAGCGCAAACGAACCTTCTCCAACAAGCTCAGTGCTAAGAACCTTTAGGAGATTGCCAGTCCCTTCCTCTGCGTTTTCTCCCCTTAATATCGACATGACGGGATTTGCCAATATGGTTTGTGGTAAATAAACGGAAGTATTTATTGATCCAATAGAGCCATCTTTCTTGCGGTAAAGCAAAAGCGGTTTATCCCGTTCAAATTCTGCCGCAACAGTATCCCGATAAGCCCTTTCTTCTTCTTCCGTGAATGTCTCGCGGTTAAATTGGTTCAGCCCGTATGTTGCTGCGGCATAAGCAGTGGTCATCGCAACTGCTCTTTTGGCAGCTTCCTTCTTCATTGCCGCTTGATTGACTGGAATATCCTTAAACTCATCTCCGAGCTTTGCCACAAAAGTTCCATTCATCATGTCTCTTATTGCCTTGGCTTGCTCAAACTGAGTCCTTGCAAACTCAAGAGAGTAGGTAACAAACTGAGGCATTACGCCAGCCCTTGAAAGTGCCTTCAGTTCAGGGCTTATTGAATCGTAGTTGGGGTAAGTCTTTGTTGTGAGTCTTGCTCCCATTTCTTTGATCTGCTCATCAGTAGCAGTTGGCATCATCTTTTTCAAGACGTGCATATTGTTCTCGTAGTTTACAACTCTAAATATGTTATCGGGTAAACTGTAAACACGACCAGGAACATTAGTCACTTTCTCAAGAACCTTTCCAATGCGTTTCCCTTGAAGCCCAGCCTTGAGATCCTCATAGGCAATGTTGCCAGTTATCATTCCGCGCTTCTTGTAGTCCTCAAACTTCTGCAAAGTTATTGGAGGTGCTTCATTAGCGAACCTTTTGATTACTGGCAAGCCGCCTAGCCTTGTCCCTCCAAGTGTTCCAAGTGCCATTTTCACAGCATTGCCAAGACCAAGGGCAGGATTCATTCCCGCACCGAGTGTTGCTGCAAGGTTGCTTGGGGCTTGGATCAAATAAGATGAAAGATTCCCAAGCACTTTAGCCGACTTCAAACCAGATACGGCAGTCTCATAAATATCCCCCATTAAGCGAGCCGCAAGCAAGTTAGATTGTTCTTCTACTCCTCCTGCGTAAACCTTGTTGATTGCGTTCTGAGTGTAAGGATCAACAAACAATGGTTCCCCATCAAACATTGCATCGCCACGTTTGAGTTTCAAGGGTTGAAGTCCCTGTTGGAAATTAGGATCAGACGCTTTTACTGCCATGCCAGAATCAAGCAAAGACTTTGCAATCCTAGCATCAGATTCGTTGTATTCGTTGATCCTATTGAGAACGGATATGGTTGACTTTACTCTTTGTCCAGGTTGTGTAATCAGCCCAAGGTAATCTTCTAGCTCTTGTGAAACAACCTTTCTTTGCTTTAATACATTTGGAGTTCCTTTCCCCTGCATAAATGCAGAAAACTCCGTAGGATTCCCCTTCATCTTTAACTGAAGTTCTGCCAAGTATTTGTTGGCTTCCTCTTCAGTCATTTTTTCTTCATCAAGCTGCTTTTGTTTTGCTTCAATTTGTTCTTTACTAGGAGTAGAACTAGCCTTGAGGTCTCTTTGATAAGCCTCGTTTGATTTACCTTCCCCACCAGGACGAATTCCATGGAATCTCCTTATTGCTTCTGCCTCGTTACTTGGCATTCTGTAATCACGAATATACTCTTTCATCCGAGCATCCTTCATTTCGTCGGTAAGCCCAGTTGTTAGCCGACGTTTTAGCGCGTCATACTTCTCAGGGGATGGCGTGTAGTTTGGATTCTGGAAAAACTCATAACCTCTAGTCAGATAGTCGTCACGATTAAGGCTAGCCGCCAGCATATCTGACTTACCTTCTGGAAGTCGTTTCTCTCCGCTATTATCAAGATCAATCATCCGTTGCTGCTCTGCCCGTATCTTGCTTCTGCCAAATACAAGTTGCTCCAGCAGTTCAGGCGGTAAGTCAGGACGATCTTCACCATCAAGAAACGCTATTGCATCAGCCCGATATTGTGGGTTTGCATCAAGGTATGAGTCGATTCGACCACCTATGTTTGTTGCTGTTCCTTCAACAGCTTCCACGGAAGCCTTTGCTTTCTTTGCGGCAGTCGTTGCATCATATCCAATAACTCTAGTAGGAACTACTTTTGATGCAGTTGCCTTTGTTGCATTGCTTATGTATTCACTAACGCTGCCTTTGAAATTAGCAGGAGCCATTTTCAAATCATCTGGAGTAAGTCCAGCAGTAAGCGTGTCAACTAAGTCAATAGTCGTTGGGTCGCCAGCTTCAATAAGTTTATTGATCTCATCAGGAGTCTTATTCCTTATTTTCCGTATGCCTGCGGTCAATCCTTTTTCGGCTACGCCAAGTCCACCGCCCAACGCTGCGCTTGTTCCCGCTCCGATTAAATAGTCTTTAAGCGAGTAATCTTCTTTGCCGCCAGCTTCTTCAACCGCCATGTAAGCGGGAGTTGCCAATCCGCCAATAGCAACACCAGAAGCAATCGGTCTTTTGGCAATCGTGCCGGTAACTTTTGCTAGTTTACCTCCAGCTTTGCCAATCTTGCTTCCAGGAATTAAATTCAAAAGAGTGTCAATAGCCACTCTTCCATAATCAATATCACTTGCCCCTTCTATTTTTTGTGCCGCAATAGAACCTGAGACTCCGCCAGTTAATGCCCCTCCTACATACCCAATAAGAGCACCAGCAGGAACAGTAATTGGAGCAGTTGGACCTCCTAACGCACCTATTGCGGCTCCCCCAGCAGCCCCCCCCGCCTTCATGCCCTCTGCCAACACAATCTCAGCACCAAGTCCAGCAGCAATACGCCCTATGCTTGGGTCTTTCGGTTCTTCTTTCTTTTCTTCCTGCTTCTCTTCTTGCCTCGGAGCTTGTTTCCCAGAAAGATAATCTGCAATCTCATCAAGGGAATAGCCTTCTTCCATTGCATTCTTAATGTCGTCACGACCTTCGGAAATATGCAATGCTATTTCTTGATCGGAGTAGCCCTCCTCACGCGCCCGTGAAAGGCTATCTCTTGTTAAGTCAGGCATCTTTATTTGATAATTTCACCAAGTGGTATTTTACTTGGAACAGTTGCAGAGCTTTTGCCAAAATAAGAATCCAAAGTCTCGTCGGTAATATCTCCGTAAATATCTTCTGCTTTTAATGCTCTCAAGGTATTAAGCGCACCTATCCTATCTCCTGATTCATACAGAAGTCTAGCGCGCTCGTTAGCTCTTGTGTTTCTTTCTATTGGGTCAAGTGCAGGCTCTGGCAATTTCTGCATAGCAGCGTATGCTTCTGGGTTTGCGCCAATTTCAATTTGCCCTGCACTAGTAGCTGGAACGACTGGCACTCCCTCAACTTGCGTAGTCATTACGTCACCAAGTCCAGGGACACTAGCGACTACCTCCCTTGTTGGTGAGTAAGCTCTTTCTGCAAATGCGGAGAATTGTTCGGCGTTCTGATTCCCAAATGGAATTGGAGTTCCCATATTGTTGTATCTAGTCCCAGATTGAGAACCGATAAGAACAATGTTTCCGTCAGCAAGTTGCCGTTGTTCTTTTTGCTCATTTGTCTGAACCTTGATTCCTGCATCTACTAACTTACCAATGCTATTTGCTAAAGCACGAACAGCACCTTGATCCTTAGAGACAAAAGCATTTGCTGCGTCATTCAAAATAGCTGGAGGAATTGCTATGTTTCGGCTGTCAGCAACGCTAACAAGTTGCTCGATTGATCTGGCTACTTCATCTTTGGGTGTTCTTGCTTCCGCAGGAACGGTAAGATTCTTGGTATTCAATGCCATCAACTGACCTGAATACGCCTTTAGATTATCAATGTCCTTGTTTGCTATTGCCTGTTGAAGATTGGAGTAAAGCATATTAGCCTGACTCTCCATCCCGTTTGCTCTTAGCGTATCAATAGCAGAATCAAGACTTGCAACTTTAGAGCGCAAGTTTGAATTAGGACTCAGAAGTGATGTTAATGGTTTTTCTGGCATTTGAATTTATTGAATAAATTTACCATACAATTTGCGTCTCCTCAACGGTATCAGAACTAGGTTGCATTGACATACGCATCTTCTGCATTCTCATTGCATCCATTTCACGTTCTCTTTTTAGACCCTCAAGGTCAAGCCTAGTCTTAAATCCTTCGGTAATGTTGAGTGCTTCAACAACCCTGTCAGCAAGCGGAATGTTCTGATCGCTAATGGCAAGAAGGCTTGGGTTAATCATGTCGGCGTATTCCGGCATGGTTTGAACAATCAGCTTTCCTACATTCTCAGCTAACTTGATCTGTTTGTTTTGTTCCGCTTGTTCTTTTTTCCTCTCCTTGTATTCCTCACCCACCATCGAGATCGTATTGCCTATGCTTTGCCCAAGGTCTGCAACCCCCTGTGCTTGCGTAGCAGCAGCATTAGCCATCCCGCTGTAATCCAGCTTGAATGACTCAGGGTTGATCCCCGAACCTAGCATCTGTCCTCTTCCGTAAGTCGCCATATTGTTGATTTTTACTTGAATAATGATCCAGCCTTACCAAGAGCAAGACCGCCAAGGGAAGCCCCGCCAGTCATCGGGGCAGTCAAAAGCGCACCGCCGATGCTCCCAAGCGCACCCATGAACCCCGCACTACGAGAAGCCTGTGCCTGTGCGTTGGCTTGTGCCGCCGCAAGTTGGTTAGCGCGTTGTGCCGCACCAAGGTTAAGCCCCACGGAAGTATCAAACAACTGAGGTGTTCCCGATCCAATTGCTCCAAGTCCCGTGTTGATGAACTGCTGCCCTTGCTGATACGACAATGGAGTAGAACCAAGAAGGTTTAGCCCTGGCTGGGTGTAGAACCTCTCTGCCACATTGTAGGCGTTCTGTCCTGCTTGTGCTGCCTCGGCACGTTTACGAGCGAATACATCCTCACGCCCCATCACCTCGGAGGCAATAGCGGCGTTTCCACCAATCCTGCCAGCCGCAGAAGCAGCTTCACGCGCTGTCTGTTGGTATCCGCGCTGTTCTTCTGGGCTGATTCTTTGGGATGCCGCTAATGCCCTTTGTGCCTCTGTATCGAAGCCTTGCACCACGCCAGCCTGTTCCGGCGACAACGCTTGCATCAATCCACGGGTAAGACCTGCTTGTCCGGTCATCTGACCGAGTTCCGCTCCCCTTGCCTCACCAAGCCCCATACCAGCTTGTTGCGCGGCTTGGTTGCTAAGACCAAAGATTCCTTGTTGTCCACCGGAACCGCTAAGGAACGATTGAATATCACCGAGATTCAGACCTTGGAACTGAGGACGGAATTGTTGCTCCTGCGATAATATCTGAGGCAATGCGCCAGACATACCAGAAACGTATCTCTGAATATCTTTGCCAATGTCCATCTTTGGAGCTTTGACTGTTTTTGGTTTGCTAAATAGGCTGCCCATGATTTTATCGTAGTTTTGAGTAAAATTTTTCCATGCTTAACAAGCGAGTCCGTTCCGACCCTTTGAAGTCACGGCGAAAAGAAAGGTATTTGTAATCATCTTTGAAAGGGCGTAGTCCACTAAGCATATCGCCGCAACACATGGTGAAGTGAAGCGTGTCCGAATGCTCGAAAGCAACTGCTTTGTCAGGCTCGCTACTGTGTGAGTGGAAGCACAACGCAAAAACCTTGGGAGTTGAAAGAACAACGCCATAAGACAAATGCCAACCGATAAGGCTTTGCAGGTCAATGTTGTTTGATTCATAAAGGGTAAGGGCAGTTGCTAGGTGGGAGGTCATCCTACAAACATTGCGTTGACTACTGTAAAATTGCCTTCGCTACCAGTTGCTGTGCTTGAAGCGTTAATGTCGCAAGATTGTTCTGTTGTTGCTGTTTCATCAGTTCCTCCAACAAATCCTTTGGTATCGCCATCAGTAAAGTTGGCAAATCCAGATCGTGCATAATTTGCATTTGGAAGGGCTGTTGTAAAATTAACGGCATATTTTCCAGTTGCTAACAAGCTAACGCTTGAGACATTGCCAGATGCTCTAATAAGCCTGCGACTTAATGTAACATTACCAGTTAAGATTGTTCCTGACGTGCCATGCGTTACAGTGAAAACAGTATTACTAGTGACCCCCGTTACAACAAAAGCTCCATCTGCGGCTCCGCCAGATGTGAAATCCAAAAAGACTTTGTGTCCAACAATCAATCCGTGGTCAACAGATGTAGTTACCGTTACGGTTGTAAGCGTCCTAGAGTAAGTCCCGCCAATGTCATCTGCCGTTGTTCCATCAAAGTTTACCCATGCTCTAATCCCGTAAATAGGAGCCGCGCCAGTCTGCGCTCCATTCAGCTTGGGAGCAGTGATGGCAGCGTCTGCAATCTTTGCGGTTGTAACGTTAGCGTCAAGAATCTTGGCGGTAGTTACGTTTGCATCCAGAATCTTTGCTGTGGTTACGTTTGCATCCAGAATCTTGGCAGTAGTTACTGCATTTGACGCAAGAGCGTTGGCTGTAACAGCACCAGCCCCCATCTCATTTGAGGTAATCGTTCCCACCTTGAGCTTACCCGCCACCAAGGCAAGCGTTGTATTCCCAGCGGCTATCGCATCACTTGTGAACAACGTCTGGTCGATGATGTTGTTCATCGCCGTACTGGTAATCACTTGATTAGTAGCAAAAGTATCGGTTGTTTCTACGACTCCAGGCATATTACGATTGGGAAATGATTTGTCTGTTTGTCACGGAACCAGTGACCTTAATAGAGGTGATCTTAGGGGAACCGATTGTCCGTGTCAAGGTTAGGCTTCCTACGTAGCCACGAATCCCACCAAGGCGGAACCGGATGTTCCCCGTTTCATCTTCGGGAGCGGAACCAGTCCCGAGAACCGTGCCTCCAAGAAAGTCAGTTGTAGTTCCGATACTCTGATTGTTGTCAGGGTCTTCAGCCGCAAAGGAAATAGCATACTCACCAAGCCCACCATCAACGCATTGCATGGTAAGCTGCCCATCGGTGAACCGTTTACGGTCAAGATTGCCCAAGGCATACCCCCTAGTGGTCAAAGAAGAGTTAATCGGAAAGTTAGTTGTAGCCCCAGCCGACACCAAATTGTCCAAAGAACTCTCCGTAGCCTCCAGTTCATGCAATCCACCTAAGGAAGTCACCGCATAAATGCTATCGCGCTCCGATGCGCTGCCGATAATCAGGTTTTTGATAATAAAATCACTAGCCCCAAAGGTATCAATCGACTCCCAAGCCTTATTCAGGAAGTTGAACACCAAAATCGTGTTGTTTCCAAAAGCATCATTGGCTCCTGCGCCAGAATCCAACGCTACGGCAAGGTAATATCGGTTGTTGAACAGCACTGCAACAGCCTCAGCAGCCAGATTTTTGTTAATTCGGTCAATGTATGGCTGGATATTCTTGGAAATAGGCTCATCTGCACCACGAAGGTTGTAATCATTCAGGAACTCGACGGCATAAACCCCGTCATCGGATAGAAAAAACATAGCGTTACCCTTCATCACGACACTTTTTCTTGCCAAGCACCCAACTTCGGTAGTTAACTGCGTGACCTTGGTATCAGACAAGCTACCAACAGTCCCGCTTATCAGATGCAAGCTATTCCGATTCAAGACAACTAAGCCGTCATCGTAGAATCCCTTCATCGCCACCAAAT